CTGAAAACTACTCTCAAATTACTGAAGGAGGCCAGCGATGCTTAAAGACTGGTTCTGCGAAGCCTTGTCTCTACAATCTGGGGAGGAGCTCTTGCTCCCTGCTGCTTCGAAAGCGGAGGCCACCCGCCTCCGCAATCGCTTGCTAAAGCTCCGAGATGAGTATCCTGACCAGGCTGATGCTGAAAGTATCAGCATTCGTGTAACGCTTATAAAGCGTCGTTTCTTCGTCGCTTTACGACGGGAGCCGCTCTCGCCGACAGTGGCTTTCAAGCGTGCTGCTGATGGCAGCATCGTCCGCATGGCTTTATCAAGTCATGAGAGACTGCGTCGCACAGCCATGCAAGATGGCCTGACGGTGGAGCAGATAGAGGAAATTCTCGGCTCGGCCAAGGAGGAGGACAAAGATGAATGAACGTCCCTTCAGAGAACTGTCAGCGTATTGGCGGGTCTTCTGGCAATACATTGCCAGCCTGAACGTTAGCTCGGAAGAGCGTAGGCAAATACGTCTCTCTTACGAGAGACTCATTGAAGAAGCGAAGGACGAGTGTCCTTCGGAAGGAGGATTTGACGATGTCAAGAGAAGTTAACTGGCTTAAGTTTCGGCTCCGTGGAGCGAAGACAGCTATAGAGGCCGCTCGCACGAACGAGCAGGTAAGCCTTCTTGCCAGGCAGGCCTTGGAGGCTGCGGAGAGTGGCTTGGCAGCAGCTTTGCTGCGGTGGGACACACCCCTTCTCACCAACGGTGAGAAGGGCTGGAGGGAGATTATTATGGAGATATCCCGCAGCCATGAAGCATTGTGGCACTACATCACAGCACTGCGTGGACCAGACACGATTGATTGCTCAGTTACCGCAAAGGCCATATTTACCTGTCCTTTGCGAGGCAGATGTGCATATGCCCTCGACAGGGAGGAGTTCCTCGGACTATCTTCGGAGGGGATTGAGGAAGGCTTCGCTGCTATCCATGAGCATCGCCACGAGCTATATCACTACCTGCAGCACATCACTGCAGTCTGGGAGGCGTTCTATCCTCCTCTCGGAGAGCTGCTAACAAGTACCTTCCTTGAAGGTAGCATCCCTGGCATCTCGCCTAGGGAGGCCGCCAAGCGATACATAGAGCTGCTCAACGAGTGGATGCGGGGCAAGCACGTCATCATGAAGGAGGAAGACCATGAAGAACCGAGATAAAGAGTGGAGGCACATCGTAGAGGAGCTGCTCGAAGCGGGACGGGAAGTCGCTGCGTGGGACTACGTTACCGCCTTGCGAGGACCAGACGTCCCGTGCAAGTGGCCCACGAAAGTGGTGTTCACTGGGCCTCTACGCTGCAAGAGCATGCACCAGGTTGTGGCAAACGCCACTGACTTCAAGAGACTCTCGCCCGAGAGCATGATTGAGGCTCTCAGGTTCGTCCGTGAGCACCGTCGGGAGCTCCTCCACTATCTGGTGCACGTGGAGAGTGCTTGGCGAACGCTCCACAGGAAGGTCTCCTTTCTGCTCCGTGGGTTGATATCCTTCACACCACCAGAGAACTTGGAGTCCTGGGCAAAGGAATACAGGGCACTCGTTCACGAGTGGCTGGACAGAGAGAATGCTATAGACATAGGAGGTCAGAATGATTGAATTCTTCGGTTTCCTGCTAGCTGTGTGGCTAGCAGGATGGATTGTCATCAGATGGATAAACAGCTGAAATGTCAAATTTTGACGTTTCTGAAAAGAGAGGAGGTGAGGCAAATGCCAGGAAGGCTTTGTATCCACATCCGAGAGGACAGAACAAACCTCGTCTTCACAGACGAGCTGTTCAGGCCGATAGGCCGAGCACCCTTGGCCTTCGGCCCTATCGAGGTGAATATGTATCACGGTCGAGAGTATCTTGGCTTCGTAAGCCTAGGACTTGTGTGGTGCACCTCGTGGGAGTATGCTGTCGAGTTTGGACAACTAGTCGTCAAGTGTCAGTGTGCCGAGGAGGAGCGGTAATGCCAGAAGAAAAATTCAACCCCACCGACGAAGTTCCTTCCCTTGAGCTCTGCAAGAGGCTCAGGGAGCAGGGCTATCCACAGAACGGAGGTGGTTGGTATTGGTTGGTTATGTGGACAGAAGACAGGAGGGAGCTGGCAAGCTTGCACTTTTTTCGAGACAAGACCTGTCCCGCTAGCTTACCAGGATTACATCAGAGCCCCTTTCCTTCGAGAAGTAAATGACTGGAGGAGGAACAACGATGTCAGCGAAAAGGTCAAATTTTGACATTTCTTGTAACCCTGCAGCTGTGCTGCTGTGCAGCAAAATTGTATCACCTCACGGTGATTGCATCGCTCATCAGCCAAGAATTTCCTTGAAAAGGATGTGCGACATGTCACATCTTGGGATATTAGGTGTCAGGGAGGACAACATCCTTCCACTGAGGGTGGGCCAGATGAAACTCATCCCCTTAGGAAGGGGCTGCACACTGGTCGTTAGACGAGTCAAATGACTATGAAGGGAGGTGAAAGCCATGAGTGCAAACCAGAGGTCTCCTATAATGGAGAAGATGGACACAGTCCTCGGTGAGCTGGATAACTTGCAGGTGTGTCTTGGGACGCTGGCTGACTACATCAGCCCATACTGCACACCAGTAACTCCCGAGCCAAAAGCGAAGGCCGCTGGTGAGAAGCTGGAGGAAACAAAAGCTCCGCTCGAGGCGTGTCTCGAGGAGGCTATCGCTAAGGTCTGCAGATTGCAGGGTATGATTAACGACCTGATTGCAAGGCTCAGGTAGGCACTTAGGTGTCAACCTTGTAAATTTAGGGGTTGACACCTTGAAAAAGGTATGTTATACAAATGGACAAATGGACACATATGAAGATTTCCACTTTAGATGGCCAGCAGGGACAAAGTGTCAGCTAAAGATTGCTGCGGCTTTAGCTGGCAAGTCAATGTCCCAGCTTATATTTGACCTCCTCGTAGAGGGAGGTTTAATTTCACTGAAGGAGGTTCATGAGTGTGAAGAAACTGGACAAAGTCCCGAAGGACAACGGTGTTGAGATTACTGTTGTAAGCACGGGGCAAAGTGGCTTTTACAGTGTGGACGAGCTTTCGCCAGACATCCAGCGTAAGCTCATGATACACGGACTCAGCCAGGTGTTGGGCGATGCTGCTGCAGGCCGTGACGGTGAGGACGCCAGTGAAGCCATCCAAAGGCGTTGGGAAACCTTGAAAGGTGGCGAGTGGACTGCCAAGAGAGCGGCAGCTCCGAAGCTCAGCAAAGCTGAATTGGAGCGTCGCCTTGCTGGTCTTGAAGACGACGAACGTCAGGCCATCATTGATGCTCTCGCAAAAGTGGGTATCAATCTATGATGCAGTTGGACAATTCAGGACGGGAGGCGTTCGCCTCCTGTCCAAGAAAGTATTTCCTGTCCTGCATTTGTGGGCTACGCCCTCTGCAAGGCAGCAATGCCCTGCGTTATGGCAGCACGTGGCACGCCATAATGGAGGGCTACTACAGTGCCGTCAAAGCAGGAGCGAAGCTCAGCGAAGCGGTGCAACAAGCTCTGGCCTATGGCAAAGCCATCTGGGAGCTGGAGACAGTCGTTCATCCCGAATGGGAAGAGGACTATCGCACATTGAACGCAGCAGGCGAAGCCCTGCTAGCGTATATTGATGAGTTCCAGCAGGTTGATACTGCCTCTCTCGAGGTGAAAGCCACAGAGCAGTCGTTCTTTGTTGAGGTCGGCGACAACCTTGGCTTCTTTGGCAAGATAGACATGCGGGCAGTGCTCGACGGCATCCCCTTCGTTGTAGAACACAAAACAACAGGACAATCGGCTGCTCTTGTCGCCGAGCGGCTCAACCGTTCGGCTCAGATAATGGGCTACACTTACGCCGCAAAGGCAATGGGGCTGGAAGTCCAGGGCTGCTTGGTGGTAATCCACCAAGTGTCCTGTCGTCGCAAGGCAGACGGCACGTGGGGAAAGCAGACAATCGCCTTCAGGCGAGTGCCGATGATTTTCACTGACAGCGACCTCGCCGAATGGCGGCGGAGCTTCATTTTGACGGCGGAACAAATCGCCCAGTGCGAAGCACATCAGTGCTGGCCGATGCAGTTTGACAGCTGCTATCGCTTTGGCAGGTGCTGCTACGCTCCGCTTTGCGAGCGACATTTGTCGCTTGATGAGCTGCAGGACAAGGATTGTCCAATTCCTGGCTTTATCCGCACGGAGCGAGACTATCTTGAGCCAACGCTTAAGCGGATAAGCAACATGAAGGAGGCCATGTATGCCGAGTGCAAAGGATGTTAAGGCCAACACCCAGCACCTGAAGATAATGGTCATCGGCTCGTATGGAACAGGGAAGAGCACTTTCGCAGCGAGTGCTCCTACTCCTGGATTTGTCTTCGACTTCGATGGTCACATACTTACGTATGCTGGCAAGGACTTCGACTACGAGACCTACAAGATGACTTGGCAGGACTGGGTGAAGTTTGAAAAAGATTTGCTGCAGCTTCGCAAGGACATCGACAGATATAAGACGGTTGTCGTCGACTCGACAACAACCATGACTGACCTTGCGATGGAAAGAGCATTGATGCTCGACCCTAAGCGGTCACCGACAGGCGGACCAATCTGGAATGTCCACTACCAGATGGTTCGCAATCTGGTGGAGGGCAAGCTGCGGCAGATAGTGTCATTGCCTTGCAATGTCATTGTGCTTTCGCACATTGACATCAAGCGTGACGAGTCAACTGGGGCCATTATAGACATCGGCCCGTTGCTCACGGGCCAGTTGTCTGAAAAGGTTCCAGGCTACTTCGACGAAGTCTATTATGCAACAACTCGTCGAGAAAAGAGCGTTACACAGTGGTATTTGCAGACTGTGCCTATCGGTCTGACAAAGGCCCGCTCAATTTTGTCGGGCAAGGAGCACCGACTGCCAGACTTCGTTCCTAATGATTGGCAGGCAATAATGGAGTACATTGAAAAAGGAGGACAAAATGGAAAATGAAGTTTACATCCCAGGGAGTTTTGACGTGGAAGAAGAATTTAAGCCCGAGCCCCTCGTGCCTCAAGGCACGTATCACGGGCACGTGACAGCAGTCAGCTATGACCCTGACCAGAACGCAGTCGTGTGGCAGGTAACATTGAATGAGAATGGTGGGGTTAAGAGTGACGGTGAAACCCCCATTGACGGGAGCATTCTCTACTATCGTAACTTCCTCCCAAAGGAGGGAGACGAGAACGAGCTCACTCGTGACGGCAGGATGACAAAGCGTCAGGCTAAAATCAACATGCTCCACCGCTTTTGCGACGCAATGGGAGTGGACATGTCCACACCAGAGAAGATTGCCGAGGGCATCCGCAACGGTGAGTGGATTGGTTTGCATGTAGACGTACAAGTTGGCATCCGTGAATACGAGGGGACAGTGTCTAATGAAATCCGCAGGATGACTGCCGTCGGAGAGAGCAAGTGAAACTTCTTGAAATGCATAAGCCTTTCATGGAAATGACCCCAGAGGAGCGGGAGCGGTTCATCCGCTCCTATCGGGGCCAGCGTGAGAAGGACCTCTCAGCTGTGAAGCCGAGGCGAAGCCCTCTTCTCTCCAAGGAGGAGAGGGCTCTTCTCAAGAAGGTCGGTGTTAGGCTGAGTGACCTAGCGTCGCTCAAGGGAGGCTAGCTATGAACGATAAAGCTTTGCGAGAACGTCTAAGAAACGTGCTGTCCTACTGGAACAAGGACGAGAGCCTGTTCTTGAACGAGGGTGTTGAGGCTGCTATGAGAGTCTTCAAGGACTGGATGGAGGAGAACAAGAAAACCAAGAAGCTAGTTATGTGGCTAACGGATAAGCTGCTGGAGCACGAGGAAATCGTGGTCATCCGCAGAGGACAGACCTTTAAGGTCTATCTCGACGGCGAAGCCGCTGCCGCCTTCTCGAGCTTTGCCCGTGAGCTGATGAAGGCAGACAGCTCCGCCATTACTGAAAGCAGGAGGGCAAGAGATGAAGAAAGGTGATAATGGTAACGGAGGACACGGCCCACAGGCCATAGGTCAACCTGTCAGGGTTGACTTGTCAAAGTGCCCGAGTGTGGAGTGTCCCGAGTGCGGAAGCACATACTTCACAACCGTCTTCGTTTTGAAAAAGGTTTCTGCGGTGCTATCGCATACTGGGCGTGAAGAGCTTATCGCAATTGAGCTATTTCGCTGCACAGAGTGTGGCCACGTAACTACAATTGTTCGGCGAAGCTAGAACGTCAAATTTTGACTCTTCTGGGGAGGACTAGGAAATGTCTTACTTCAACAAGAAGGAAATCTTCGAGGTCGACCCCGACGAGGTCGTCCTTGACGAAGACCTTCCGAGGTATCGGAGGGAGGTCGACCAGCGAAAGCTGAAGAAGCTTCTCCACTCTATGGAGAAATACGGACAGTTCGTCCCTATCATAGTAACTCGTGACATGAGGCTTGTTGCAGGTGGACGCCGCCTAGCGGCGTGCAAGATAGGGCAGCGGAAGGTTCGCTGCATCTACATAGACGCAGTTGACCCGCTGGTTCTGCGAGAAATCGAGCTCGAAGAGAATTTGCAGCGAGAAAACCTCACTCCCGCCGAGGAGGCCCTCGCTATACGGGACCTTCACAACATAAAGCAAAAGCTTTATGGCGAGTCGCAAAGCGGCCGAGAGGGCGGATGGACACTCGACAAAACTGCCGAAAGCCTTGGTGTTAGCAGAGCTAAGGTCATCGAGCATATCCAGATAGCAGAGGCTGTGGAAACATTCCCCGAACTTGCGAGGCTCAAGAAGAAATCGGCTATCAAGCGAGCGGCGAAGAGCATCGACGTTGCCTTGCGGCGAGCTGAGCTCGCTCGCCAAGCTTGCTTGGAGTGGGATTTACACCTTGCAGATGCAAGGGAGTGGATGCCGACTATACCAGACAGGTCTGTCGACCTGTTGCTGACAGACCCGCCTTACGGTATTAACATAGATGAAATCGCCACCAGCGTAGGCCGTGAAACGGGTGGTGTCAGCACAGCTGGTTACAAGTTCGAGGACAAGCCTGACGAGGCTTTCGAGCTCTACACCGTGCTTGCACGTGAGAGCTTCCGCTTTTGCAAGAGCACGGCTCACGCCTGGATATTCGTAGCACCTGAATACTTTCATGCTGTGCGGACAATCTTTGAAGCCGTAGGCTGGCTCCCGCACGTTCGTCCTGTCATATGGGTCAAGCGAGCCGTGGGCCAGTGCAACGCACCGAAGTGCTGGCCAGCCAGCTGCTACGACATGCTGCTATACTGCCGCAGGCCAGACAGTGAGCTTGTTCTGCAAGGACGTCCTGATTGGATACAGGTTCCGCCTGTTGAGCCAAGCAAGCGTATTCATCCGACGGAGAAGCCTGTCGAGCTCCTGCGTGAGCTTATTCAACGAACAGTTATGCCGAACAGTGTCGTTTGCGACCCATTTGCTGGCTCTGCTAGCACCTTCCGTGCAGCCCTGTCATTGAAAATGCGACCTATCGGCTGTGAAATAGACAAGGCGGCATACGCTGCTGCTCTCGAAGCCCTATCAAAGGAGGTGAAATCATGACGTTCGTCCCTACTGAAGGTCCGCCGACCGCCAATATTATGCTGGTCGGTGAAGCCCCTGGGAAAGAAGAAGACATGACAGGGAGGCCTTTCGTGGGGCGAGCGGGAAAGACGCTCAATTCGCTGCTGTCGTATGCAGGGATAAACCGAGCAGAATGCCTTATAGCGAATGTAGCTCGTGAGAGACCACCTGCCAATGACATAAAATATTACTTTCATGATGCGTCCTGCACCAAGCCGAAGCCTCAGCTTATTGAGTGGGTCAACCTCCTCAAGGAGGAGATTGAGCAGTATCGCCCGAACATTGTTGTCGCCCTTGGGCGGACAGCCCTGTGGGCCCTGACGGGCAAGACAGGCATAGCCTCGTATAGAGGCTATGTGATGGAGTCCACGCTTGTGCGTGGACAGAAAGTCCTTGCGACCTACCACCCGCAAGCGGTGAACTACGAGTGGGAGCTAGCAACAACGTTCATTCTGGACATGCGGAAGGCACTTCACCACAGTAAGTTTCCACAAATCCCAGAAGACAAGCGGGTCTTCCAGACTCGCCCAACTTTGCAAGAGTTCATAGACTTTTGCGACAGTGCCAGAGGCCCTGTGGCTCTCGACCTCGAGGCCATCAAGACTCACGTCTCGTGGATTGGCTTATCAGCCGACCCGAATTTCGCTATTTCCATCCAGCTGTTGGATGGCAGGTATCCAAAATGGCCTGAAAGGGATGAAATCGTTATCTGGTCAGCGGTAGCTCGCCTATGCGAACGCTGCCCAATCGTGATGCACAACGCAGTGTATGACGCAGCTATGCTGTGGTATCGCTACCACATCTTCCCAAGGAAGATGTATATGGACACACTGCTCGCAGCCCATGTTGTATGGCCTGAGCTGCCGAGAGACCTAGGCTATCTTGCAAGCATCTGTCTGGACGTCCCTGTCTGGAAGCCCTACTCCAGTAGAGACATGGGCCTCTACAATGCCCAAGACGCAGCAGCTACAATCGCCCTTGTTCCAATCCTGGAGCGAGAAGTTCGGAACGCTGGCCAGCAACACATCTTCGATATGGAGATGAGACAGCTTGAGCTCGCCATTTACATGCAGCTGCAGGGCATAGACGTCGACACACAGAAGCGTGATACACTCCTCAAGGAATGCGATGAGAAGCTCAAGGAGCTTGACGAGAAGCTTGTTGCTGCTTGCGGCCGTGAAATAAATTTCAACTCGCCAGACCAAGTGAGACGCTTGCTCTACGTCGACCTCGGTCTGCCGTTGCAATTCAAGCGACGCAAGTCCAAAGAGCAAGAGCGTAAGGTCACGACCGACGAGCAAGCCTTGAAAAGACTTGCAAAGGTGCACCCAGTTCCTGGGCTCATCCTCGAACGACGGGCCGTTGCCAAGAAGAAATCGTCTTTCGTGGACATCACTGTCAGCCCCGAGGGAAAGGTGCACACCTGCTATAACATAGCAGGAACGTCGTTTGGTGGTCGCTGGAGCTCCAGCAAAAGCATCATCTTGCCATATGGCAGTGGCAATTTGCAGAACATTCCCGAGGATGCTCGCGTGCTCTATCGAGCACCGAAGGGTAAGGTATTCATCGGAGCGGACTACGTCCAGGCGGAAGCCATTGTGGTGGCCTACTTGTGTCTTGACACTGTCCTGATGAAGATGTTCAAGGACAGCTTCGGAATACCTCCTTCCTTGAGGAAGAAGAAATACGATATCCATCGCTACACGGCAAGCCTAATGTATGAAATACCTGTAGACGAAGTCACGCCAGCACAGCGTCGCATAGGGAAGACGCTCCGTCATGCTTGCAACTACGCTGCAGGCCCTGCGACTGTCGCCGAGCGTCTCGGTGTTACACTGTCACAGGCTCGAGCCTTACTCGACCGCTACTACGAGAAGAATCACCTCTTGAAAAGCTGGCACATGCGAATACAGCAGCAGCTCCGCCAGAACAGGACGCTCATCAACCTCTTCGGTCGAAGACACCGCTTCCTTGGAAGGTGGGGCGACGCTCTTTTCCGAGAGGCGTATGCCTACATTCCGCAGTCGTCCGTCGGAGACCTGCTCAACATATCGGCAGAGAGCTTCTATCGGGCTCACGGCAGCGAGTTTGATGTCTGCATCCAGCTCCACGACGCAATCTACGTAGCAGCCGAGCCTGAGAAGGTCGACAGATGCGTCCGCCTAATGCGAGAGCATATGATAAGAGAAGTCCCTGTCAACAACGAGACAATGATAATCGACGTCGACTTCAAGGTCGGAGGATATTGGGGCGATATGGAAGAGCTCGATATTGACTGGAGACAGTAACGATGGGGAGAATGTTAAATGACTGGATTGAAGCATACCTTCGGTATATGCAGAACACAGAAAGTGCCACAATCTTTCACAGGTGGGTAGCTATGTCTGTGATTGCAGCTGTGCTTCGCAAGAAAGCGAAGCTTTCGCTTGGCAGGATAAACGTGTATCCTAATATGTATGTCGTGCTGGTTGCACCGCCAGGTGCTGCTCGCAAGAGTCAAGCCATCTCCTTCGGAATAAAATTCCTGTCGGAGATACCCGACGTTATTCTGAGTGCTGACGCAGTCACGCCACAGGCGTTGATTCAAGATTTGGAAAACAGTGCAGTTGACGAGCAAATGCCTGACGGCTCACGCTTTCAGCACAGCAGCTTGACGGTCACGTCGAAAGAGTTTGAGAGCTTCCTCGGTCAGAAGGGCGATAACACGAAGATGATTGTTATGCTAACAGACCTGTTCGACGCTCAGGAAATACCCTGGAAGTATCGAACGAAACACACTGGGACAAACGTCGTTCCATCTGTGTTCCTCAATGTTCTTGCTGCGACAACACCCGAGAGCATTGCATCCTCACTGCCAAGCAGTGCCATTGGCAGTGGGCTAACGTCGAGAATCATATTCGTCTGGGCCACACGGCGGGCAAAGCCTGTTCCAATTCCCGTTGAGGATGAAGAAGAGCGAGAGCTCTGTAGGGCTCTCAAGAACGACCTCTACATTATCTCTCGTATAGCGGGGACATACGAGTTCTCGCCTGAGTGCAGACAACGCTGGATTGAATGGTATGACGACTACGACAGAACGGCACAGCTATGCCCAGACCCAGTCTTCGATGGCTGGTATGAGCGAAAGCCCCTCTACTTGCTGAAGCTCGCAATCGTTCATGCTGCAGCGAGGTCGAACGACCTCGTCGTAGACTGGTCTCACATTGAAGCTTCGCTCCGAGACCTCGAGGAGGTGGAAGCCCAGATGCACAACGTGTTCAAAGCCGTAGGCCGCAGCTTGGTAGCTGCGGATGTCAATCTTGTTGTCGAGATTGTCAAATCTCGGAAGTGGATAACAGAGCGGGAGCTTATGCGTCTTGTCTGGCGGGACATTGACAGCAAGAAGTTTGACAATGTTATGGACACTGTCTTACGACAGCGTCTCGTAAAGCGTGTGTATAATGGGCCAGATGGGAAGCCAACAGGCGACATCTGGTATGTTTATGGAGGGTGAAATGAAATTCAAGGTAGGAGACAAAGTAAGGGTTAGGCAATGGAGGGCAATGATGAGACAGGGCGTGCCGCTGAGCGGCGACATCGGTTTCTTTGGGAAGCCGTGGCTCTTCCTGAGAACGAACAGAAAGTTCTGCGGACAGGCCGTAACTATCAAGGAGGTCATGGACAACTGCTATCGCATTGAGGAAGACAATGGAAGTTATCACTGGATTGACGAAATGTTCGAAGGCTATGCCTTCGAGTATGGCGAGATTGCTGAGTTCAGCGACGATAACGTAAGCTGGAGAACAGGGATTTATGTAGGCTATATTGATGGAGCGAACCACCCTTACGTAGCAGCAGACTCAGACGATATAGATGAGTTCAGAGAGGCTGCAAAGTTTAGTTACACGCACTGGAAATACGCTCGTCCCAAGGGTCACACAATAATTATTGACGGTGTGGAAATTAAGATATCCGAGGAAGGTTACAGAGCTCTGAAAGAGAAGCTGTGCGGAGAACAGAAATGAACGGAAGAGTTGCTAAGCAGCTGAGGCGAGAGTACAAGGAAATCTTGAGGAAAGGAGGACAATATGCCAAGGGACAGACGAGGGTATAAACTTGTGGCGTGGCTCTCCAACAAGGAAGCACAAGAGCTGTTTGCTCTTGTGGACTCGCTTGGAGGACCTCTATACGAGAAGCTGAAGGCAGCTATTGCTTCGGCGGTGGCTGAACAGTCCAGAGGGTCGTTCCTCTGGAATGTCATGATGACTTACGGCTGTGACAGGGAGCTTGCAAGGATGGTGCTGCGAGAGCAGTATCGAGAGCGAGGCTCAACCTGGATGCAGAAGCACTGGGGCTTCACAGGGGTGGTCATTCGCAAGGGGCTGCGGGAGCTTGGCATCAGGACGAAGTCGAGGCTCTACAACAATGCTCCGCACGGCCTCGCTTGTGAAGCCTTCGCCAGATACGGTGGTATTGAGAAGGTGCTTCGCAGGTTCCAGACCGTAGGGAGATTCAGCTCGGTCTGCAAGGTGCACAGCACCACCCTTGGGCAGTATCTTCGCAAGAAGGGCTATCGTTACAGCAGAGACGCTAGGAGGTGGGAGAAATGTCAAAATTTGACATTATAGCTTTGTTAATCGCATTAGCACTGCTAATACTAACCTTCCTAGTGGTAAGGGGGTGACAAGATGGCAGAAGACACTTTTCTGCAAGTGGTGGTAAACACCCTGGGTGAGGACATGAAGGCCATCTTGGAACATCAATATAAGACGATTGGTGTAGCTGGGATGGTCAGGTATTGGGGCTTCTCACCAAACTGTATCAGGACAAACCTGCGGAAGCTCGGCATCAGACTGAAAGACAAGCGACGGAGCAACGCTCCGCACGGCTTTGCTTCCGAGGCTTTCGCCAGGTATGGTGGTGTTGAGCGTGTGCTTCGCATCTTTGGGTCAATGAGGTCTTTCAGCATGAAATGTGGAGTAAGTGCAAATGCACTCTGTGTATGCTTACGCAAGATAGGATATAAATATGATGGGGAGGAAGGAAGATGGGAGCGAGAAAGGGAGTGATGTTGGCTGTTCCCTTTGAGGAACGCAGGCTTTTCAAGTGGCCAAAGCCGTGGCTTTGTCAGCCAAAGATAAACGGCAATCGCTGCCTTGCAGTCTGCGAGAACGACAAAGTTACACTGCTGTCAAGCCAAGGCAACAAGATTGTCAGCGTTCCGCACATCAACGAGGAGCTTGTCTCTTGGAAATACGAGGGTGTCTTTGATGGTGAGCTCTGGATACCTGGCAAGAAACTCCAGGACATTCGGAGCATCGTTTCACGACAGAACAGCTTACATCCTGACTATTCACAGATAGTATACAGCATCTTCGATATCAAGGTCATTTGGACGACGCAGAAGCAGCGTATTGCGACGCTAGCTTCACTAGTCAATCTTGCTACGTCTAGCGTCTGGATAGTTCCTACTTTCCAAGCATATTCCCTTGTGGAGGTGCATGAGCTGCTTGATACGTTCCTAGCCGATGGCTACGAGGGCATCATTGTAAGAAACAGAGACGCTTTCTACGAGGAGAAGCGAAGCACGAACATCATGAAGCTGAAGCCATCGAAGACTGACACCTATGAGATAATCGGTGTCAAGGAAGAAAGAACCATAGATCCCGAAGGGCACTCTCGGTGCCTTCATATGCAAAGGTGACGGCGGCATCTTCAGCGTTGGTTCTGGCCTCACGGAAGTGCAGAGGGACCGCTACTGGAAACGGCGTGATGAACTGAAAGGGAAGAAGCTCTTGGTCAAATACCAAGAGCTCACAAAAGATGGAATTCCCTTTCATCCTGTGGTGCTGTCCCTAGTCGAGAGTGGGGACACTGAATAGGTATGCCAGCCGCCTGTCACGGTATATCTCAGGAATGTCATCCTTGCTCAATCGAGCGAGCTTCACGAAAGTGGCTGGGAGCGGCAAGCCTCTGTTCGCCCTCCCAAACCACTCGTTGAAGAAGCGTGAAACGATAAACTCTTCTTCCTTTATCTCTTCAGGAGCCATCAAGGCTCTGACAGTGGCTCCCACCAGTGGACTAGCACCAATTGCGATTTCACGTCTGTGCACTCGCACAAACGGCGGGTGCAAGAAATGATGAGCAAGCTCAACATCCCAAGCATGCTTCCCGACCTCAATCGCCGTTCCCACGAGGAGCATCTCCGTCAAGGCCTGCTTTAGCACAGGTGTTCCAAAAATATCTCTCTCTCTCGAGAGAGCGTCTTTTATCATGGCCCACTTGAACCGCATCTCGCCCTCACGCACGTCTCGTGCGAGCTGTTTCACAACTTCGAGCAAGGCTCCGCCAGCTCTGCCATACAGCATAGCCCGTTGTTCCATTATCTTATACGGCGTTCCCTGAAAGGTCATGACCAGCCTGATTTTCGGGTCTCGCAGCCATGCAGGGTTCAGTGGCCCAGACAAGAAGTTGGCCTTCAGGATGGTGTCAAAGACACCGTAGGTGGCTTGCCATGGTGTCATCCCTTTCTTTGCTGCCATTCGCAAAGCTGTCACCACGCTAAGTGCCCTGTCGAAACGCTCCACTGCAGATACGGGCAACGAGCCCATTTCGTTAAATCTGCGTAGCAGCTTTGCTGCCTGACTTTCAGTCGCCATGAACGGAGATATCTCCGCTATCATGCGATAGAGCTTGCCTGTCTCAGTAAGAGCCTCAACAGCTTCGTCCATCATATCCAGCGACCAGCCCATCTTCTTCAGCCAGGCTTCGCCTCCTTGACGCTTGATAGCGACCTTCACTGTTGACACTAACGCCTTCGGCGTTGCCTTCACAGCCTCAAGGCCGAAGGTCCGATAGCCTGCAAGCACTTTGAAAAGGTGCTTCAGTGCAACTGACGGGCTCATCCAGAGCAGCCTTGCTACCTCAAAAGCATATAGCTTGTTGGACAAATCGTTCAAGGGTGTCGACTCGACAGGCTTGAAGCCACGAGCGAAAGCCCGAAATGCTCGCACTAGCCCCTCGGGGGCTATCCCAGGGTTGGCTTCTATGGCCTGCTGGAAAGCCCACCACCCATCGGGCTTGCCCTTCCGCCAGAAGTTCATTGCTTCCAACCGAAGGTTGATGTCCTGTATATACCGAGTGGTGCAATACTCGGCATCTGGAACCATCGGCAGGAAGCCTGCCTTACGGCTGAATATCTTCGCCAGCGGTGGTGTCGGCACAACACCTCTGCCAAAACGCTTGATAGCAGCCTCCACTCGCTCAAAGTTAGCGTCTGGATGCGGAGCGTGATGCATGTAAGGTCGATGCGTAATAATCTCCTCTCCTGCTTCCAGCAGTCTAGCTCCATAGTGCTCCATCATGGCTTTCAGCCTTGCGACTGCGACCTGCTCGTCGAAGCTCAACCGCCCTTTCAGCCAAGGATAATGGATGAAATCCGCTGTGTCTTCAGCTGCGAGAAACACCCGCAGTCCAATGTGCTGGGGCTGCAGCGACATCGGCTGGACGATGCGTCGCCAGGCCTCATGGTATTCATCCACGATGTGAGCGGTTTTCTCCAGCTCTCTGGCGTGAGCTCTATACTGCTCTTCGAGGGCTTCTATTATGCTAAGAGCCTTTTCCTTCTCTTCACCCACAAGCTTCCGTTTGGTGGCTCTTGCCCACTCCTTGTCAATAGCTTTCTTCAGCTTGTCAGCCATATACGCGTGATAGCCTCGGACTTGCATTGGCTCATAGTATTTCTGCATCAGCGGTCTCATGACCTCGATGAGCTCGTTGGCCGAGCTCTTGTATCCAGGAATTTCATTCAAGATGCGAAGCAGCGTCCGCTGTCCGACAGTCGTGTTGTATATTGCTGCTGTCTGAGCACTTGCCCATTGAACCGCAGGATTTGCCATCAGTTCCTGGCCTTCTCTCACACCAAAGTAATACCAAAAGTAGCTGTGTGGTGTTGCCAATCCCTGCAAAGGCATGTTTGCCTTCTTTTGAATCAGGTCTAACGACGGCACAAGTCTGATTGCTCGCATCGGCTCTGGCAGCGTGAAAGGGTCTGTCTGTGGAGGTGGTATGACATGTGCTTCACGCAGTGCTTTCAACATCTTTTGCAGCGTCTTTGGACCTTCTCGACGAGCTCCCTTGAGAACCGCTGCGGCAAGCTCCGTTACCACGGCCTCTGGCCCTGCGGCCTCAGCCTCCGTTGGGCCAAGCACCTCAGCCAGTGGGACTAGCGTCGACGCTGCGACAATCCCAAGCAACAGCTTGTCTGCTCCTTTGAGCTTTCGGGCGTGCTCTGCAGCCTTGGCGGGCTTCAGCTTGCCGTCAGGCCCAGGGATTGTTCCGTCTATATTCCCAAGGGACTGGAGAAACTCCTCGCTCTCTTTGAGTTCTTCAGGCGTAGGCTCACGCTCTAGCGAGGGCTCTGTCTCTGACAGCTTCGCTTTCGCTTTCTCCTCTGCAGCTATCTTTCTCGCTATACTCTGGGGCAGCTTACCCTGCTCTACGAGGTCATACCGCTCTTGCGGCGACAGGCTCTTCGCCCACTCGTAGAGCTCTTTGGTGCTTGCACCAGGTGGTGGCTCAATCTTGGGCTTCTCCACACCGACTACACGGGCAAGTTCCTTCATGACCTTGTTCATGTCTTCGCCTTTCTTCTTCGCCTCGTAGAGGCGGGTGATAACTCGCACGCCCTCAGGCGTCATCTGCTTTATATCTTGCGGCGTATAGCCCATCTTCTTGAGCTCGTATCGCACCTCTTTCGAGATGCGAGGTTTCTTGACCTGCTGCTTCAGCAAAGCTTCAGCTTTGCCAACTTCCTGCAAAGCCTCGTCTTTGTTCTTGCCTTGAGCAATCTTCTTGAAGACTTCTTCTACATTCGTGATGTTCTTGAACGTGTAACGTCTTGGCTCTTCGCCAGGACCTGCAAAGGCATACTTAGCGAATTGACGTCCTGTTTTGCTGACACCGTAAGGCGACACTAGCACAGGACCTGACGGTCCCCTGGGCGGCTCCACTGGAACAGGAAGCTTCGGCCGTCTGGCCTCTATGGCTTCAGCCAGCATGTCTAACAGCGGAGCTCGCACCCTCGGTGTGAGAACACGAGCAGCGAGCTCGCCCTCTTCGAAGACCTTGGCTTTCGCCTTGTCATGCTTGAGCAGATTTTCAACCGTAGGCCTAACAGCCGCTGCCTCGGCTGCTTCGTCAGCCACACGAGTGGCCCTTTCAAGCCTGCCAAACAGGCCTCCAGCAGCTCGCCTCATCAACTTCCCGCCATAGTGGATAAGTCCACCAGCGGTCGCAAGCGAAACAGCAGTCGCCTGCAAAGGATGTCTCTTCGCCCACTCTGTAGAGTGGATAGCATGCTCTATCTTGTCCCAGATGTAGAACTCTGGAATAGCTATTCCTGCAGCTATCAGCGTAGCTGGGACGCTAATCTCTGGAACGACAGCTGCAGCACCAGCAGCCACCGCACGCTTGGCAAGCCATCTGCGAAACAGCTGACCAGCAAGACTGAAGCCTCCACCAATTGCGGCACTGACCTCGGCGGGTGTATATGGCCTCCTAGCCTGTCGCTGCTCCCATGCTTCCTGGTCGGGCAGCTCCGCCACAGGCTCTGCTCCGATGACGGGCCAGTTCCTGAAAGTCCCTCGCTTCTGCTTCCACGTATGCTCATGCACGGCTTCTCGCCGCTTGCCGAGCTCCACTTCGTGAGCTGCAGCAATTAGCTCAGGTGGTGAGTAACCCTCGAATTCTGGGTTGACCATCATCTTGTTGTATGTCTCCCAGATAGCTCGCCCCATCCCTCGCCGAGGGTCACTTCGTGGAATAGCTGCGTCCACGGCCTCCAGCACCGTAGGATATTTCCTCTTCCGTATTCGCTCAGGAGGAACGTGTTGCGTCATTATAGCTGCAATGAGCTTCTGGGCCTTGGTTGGGTCAGCAAGATACTGCTCTCGCAGTCTTCTGACACGTTCTTCCCTGCTCAGCTCACCACGCCTCTTTGCAAGCATCAATGATACTACATCTATCATGGTATTCCTCCAGCTTTCCTAATAGCCTTGTCAACAAGCCGTTTTGCCCATTCAGGAGCATGCTTATATGCTTCTGGTTCAAGAACTTTCGCTCTAAACGTGTTCGCAAGCACTTCGTGAGGGTCTGGCATCGGCTCTCCTATCACAGTCTCAAACCTTACAGCCTGTCCAAGATACCTGTTATACAACCTCCAAAGACGGTCTTCCACGTTCTCACCTAAGCCAAGCATAGACTCAAGCTCATGTCCCGCTTCGTGAAATGCTACCTCTGGACCTCCTTCCACGTGCAACTTTGTTGTAGGAGCTCGCCTCACGAATCTTGCCCTTCCCAAGAGTTTCCTCTGTGTAGCCTTCGGCAGTTTCTTAACAAACCAGCTCGGATATGTATAACCTCCCCATCTCGGCTCTACTCGAGGCTGTATGACTCTCACTCTCTTCATCCTCCGCACCACACTCTTTGGTATCTTCTTAACCAGGGCCATCACTTCAGGTGGAATCCCCTTCCTTCTTCCACCACCAAGATATATCACTCGTCTCTCGAACAGTGGCATTATGGTTCTGGCAAACTGCCTGTATGTCAACATAGGCATCGGTCCAGCAAAAGGAGCGTAAGGCTCGTCGAGGCCAAGTTTCTTAGCCATTCTGATATATGCACCCCATGCCCTCTCCCTCCATCCAGGGCCTGCACTAATGGCTGCACCAGATGGAGGTCCCATCTCCTTAATGTGTCTCACAAGAGAGAAACGTCTTGATTTCGCTGCAACTGGCATTATGGTATTCCTCCAGCTCTCTTGATGGCCTCTTCAACGGCCCACTTTGCCCATTCAGGAGCAACGTCGTAGGCCTCTCCCCATCTTGGCCAATCGGCCTTTTTGAAGATTCGTCTCGCAGCGGTCTCCGCAAGCACTTCGTGAGGGTTACGCATGTAGACATTGGTGGCTCTCTGAAACCTCAAGACTGCATCAGGGTCTTCCTTGTAGAGAGACCACAAGAGTCGCCCTAGTTCTTTATCACGGAATAGGAAAGACTCTAGCTCATGCCCTGCTTCGTGGAACGGCGTCTTTACATCCGCCGCTGTCGCTCCACGTGCTGTTCCGCCCTTGAAGAGCCTGATAAATGGAACTCTCCTTACGAACCTCGTCCTGCCCAAAAGGAGTCTCTGCTTGCTCTTGGGCAGGGTCCTGATATACCAGCTTGGTACTGTTTCTGCTCTTATGCCAAATTTCGCTCTTGATTGAGGCATGAGCTGCACTCTCTTTATGCTCCGCACCACACTCTTTGGTATCCGCTTGACTAGGGCCATCAGGTCAGGTGGTATCCTTGCACTCCGCTCAGCCAGCTCCTCGCTGAACAGAGGCATTATCGCCCTCGCAAATTGTCTGTGCGTCATCAAGGGCACAGGCATGAACGGCTCTGCGAAGCCAAAGAAACTCGCTACTCGGCCATACCATCCTTGTGGTCTTGGTCTTGCTATGACAGGCATTTATACCCTCCTTTTCTTCCGCCTCTCGGCTATCCGACGGAACGTCCTGGCCAGATTGGCTTGCTTAGCGATAGTGCCTCCAGCTGCAAGGCCCTTCGCAATACACGCTTCTGTCACGCCACCATAGCCCCGTGCCTTGCACCATCTTGTGAAAGCACCCTCCTTAAGGTCCTTCGGTATCCATTTCTTCTTTCTTGGTCGTGCAACAGCCATTTTCACCTCCAAGAAAAGTCAAAATTTGACTTTTACACTGTTCTTCTATGGGAAGGCTTAATAGCCTTCTTGCCAAGAGCACCAACACAGCGTTTCCACGCTTCACTCTTGGAAAGTCCCTTCTTCAGATATTCTATAACGCACCTGTGTGCCACAGGCGTGTGTATCCCTTTCCCCTTGGGCGGTGTCAGTCCAGCCTTCCGATACATCTTTCGTATTTGCTCACTCATGGCAACATTCCTTCAGGGACACATTGCTGAGAGTCTTCGTCCCACACTGTCCCCAACGGGCAAGTTGGTGGAAACCACTCGTTAATGCCCTCCATCTGGCGATATTTATCAGCTATCTTCCGTATCCGCTCTCGAGGGGAGCGTCCAGTCTCAGGAGACCGCTCTTCCGCCAGAAGCCTCTGCATGAGCTCTCGCTGCCATTGACCACGAGCTCTTTCGGCTCCTATCTGTCCCAAGGCGGACTGTCTTGCAGCCCTGGTTGTGGCCTCTGCTCCTATCCGTGCTGCCTCGACAGTGCCCATCCTGCCAATATCAGCAACCTTCACAGTCTGCTCTCCAGCCAACCTCTGTGTTCGTAAGCCGTATTCGCCTTCCAGAGCAGCCCGTCGAGTAGCAGCCTGCTCTACGAGGTCTTGCAGTGCCGCAGCCTCCTCGGCAGCCTTCCTCTGCTCATACCACTTCAGGAGGTCCTCCTCAGGCATAAAATGCCCATAGTAGGGGTGGCCTGCTGGGGCCCGAGCTGTAGTCCTTCTTACCTCCGCTAACCTTTTCTCTGTATACCACCTTGGATAAGGAAACGGTAATATCATCTTACCCTCCTACGGATAGTAATAGTAATTGGTGGCGAAGCTTGTTACAAGGCTGTTACTGTATCCACCCCTGTAACTCATGTTTGCTCCTGCAGCCACGGACGACAACGCTGATGCAGCCATCTGTGCTGTCACTGTAGCACCAGCCTTCATTGCGTTTGTCTGCACTTCGTGTAATCGCAATGCAGCATTGAGATTTATCTCCGCCTGTGCAAGTGCTTGTCGCACAGTAGCATCGATATGCTGTGTTCGTGCTCTATAGCTCGCTATGTCACCGTCTATCTTCGTTCTTGCCAGACCAACATCGGCAGCATACATACTGACATCATAGCCGTAGGCTCTTGCCTTCGTTTCTACCTCACCGAGCAAGCTCGCAATCCTTGCCCTGTATCGGTCAATATCAGCCCTATACTTTTCTATCTTCTGACGGTTAACATCCAGCCTCGTTGCTGCCTCGGCTATCTTGATAGAGCTCTTCGCCCTGGCCGCCTCCACTTTTCCAAGATACGCTCTGACCTGCTCACCATACATTTGCACTTTCGCAGCTTCGCCAGCAATGGCAGCCTGATAGGCGTTATATCTTGCGGTGTTAGCAGCAATCGTAGATGTGTAAACACGCACCTTTTCGCCGAAGGCGAGCAGTCGCATGCGACTAACGTCAAGATGTAGTCTTGCTGCATCCATCTCCGCAGCATACAGCCTCATCAGCGTTTCCAACGCACCGACCTGCGTCCTGTATAGCTCGACTTGTGTCCTTTGTATGTCGGCTTGCAGTTGTGATGCCGTGAGGCGAAGCCTATACTGCTCCAGCAGAGTTAGGCCTGCACGAATCTTAGATTCGTATACAGCTGCCGCCGAGCGATACCGCTCCAGCAATAACTGGTGCTTTGCAATCTCCGCTCTGAACAGGTCTAGCGAAGCTTGCTGCACGTATTGTGCTGCTTGCAGCGACCTTCGAGCCATGCCGTCTTCATACTGCATTATTTGCTGCTCATACTGCAACGCAGCGGTTATCATGAACTGTGTGTTTTGCTGAGCAAGTCGAGCTTGCTCAATACTAATCTCGTAGTTGAGCTGCTGTTCACTCCTTGCAATTTCTTGCTGCACCTGTGCAAGGCGTCCTGCTAACGCTCCAGGCGGAAGTGTGTGGCCTCGAGAGGCGAAATAGTTCTCGGCTTCCCGATACATCTGCTCATTCCGCAGAGCGTTGCGGTCTCGAGCTCGCTGCCAGATAGCGTCTTCGACATCAGCAGGCAAGCCCGTCGCTCCGTCCCTGACACCGCTTAGCAACTTCGACGCTAAGGCGTCGTTGAGGTCGCTGCTGTGCATAGCCTCACTATAATCGAAGATTAAGCTCGGTGTCTCTATGTCAATAGACGGTATGTCAATGTCCATCTGTGGGACATCCACTTCTGGTGCATCGGGCAGCACAATTTCATCGAGCGACGGTACGTCTGGTAGCTCGTAGTCAGGCTTCGACGGGACGTCTACGCCTCCCACCGTAGGTGGCTCTCCTGGCTCCTCTGGCCAAGACACCGCAGGTGTCTCTGGCAGACTGATGTCTGGAGCGACAAAATCTATGTCTGGAATATCAACACCCTCCACTGAGACTCTTTTCAACGTTTCTGCCTGTGGAGCGTCTGGTAACTGCACATCCAAGTCTGGCCTGGTTGGCCTTGCAGGGTCATACGACCCTACACTGATTGGCTCTATCGAGAAGTCTAGGTCAACAGGATTGAAATCGAAATCTGCCACAATGCTGGAGAGGTCACTCAGGTAACTGACAGCGGACTGCCATGTGGCATCTGCATAGTCCTCCGCATTCCTGAATTTGCTCTCCACTAGTGACGTTATCTCAGCTAGGTAATCCTTGCTCATTCTTTCCTCCTACATACGCAAACAGTCCAACGGTATGATGGACAGCGTCTGGGTCAAAAGTTTCCCCTGTCACTCGCTTAAACTCCTTGAGGAAGTCCTTCGTTCTGTCAACACCGTTAACAAGGACGCTTACTTTGTTGTAATGAATATCGCCATTCTCTCGCTCTCCTTCAATCAGCATCTTGACTGTAACAGGACCATTCTTGGCAAAGAAAGCATATGGCTTCGTGATTAGTAAATGTGCACCAGCAAATAGAGCGACTCGTCTATAGGGCATCTGAGCCAACGCACCTGTCGTAAGAAGGCAGCACCTGTGATTGCCTCCCTCGAAAGCAGCAGGCCAAGGCATACTGTCGCCAGGGCCAGGACCGTAACGAGACCAGGGAAAGGTGTAGGTGACGCATCTGCTAACTGAGTCGTTACACGGTGGAAAACGCCATTCTGTGTCCTCTTCTTCTGGGCCAGGGTAAATTCGTATTCGATAGCCTGCACAAGGCAGGTCACACAGATGCCTCCCATCTGGCCACTTCAGTTTGCACTTGCAAGATGCACTGTAGCTAGCAGTGAAGCAGTCAGTCACGTCATAGTTCCACTCGTCATCGAGACTCCAGTCTTTTGTGTGCTCCAGAGCATAACTGGACTTAATGTCCTCCTCGATGTAGAACGAGCCAAGCGTGAAGTCATTAACACGCCATTTGCCTTCATTCCAATAACTGCACTCCCTGTGCCACGCCGCCCACACTTCTCGCTGTCGTCTGCGACTACGACAGTGAACATAGTCTACGTCCACTTTCGAAGTGACTATCCACTCACGGTGCTCATGAGAGTCAGCTATGGTATCTACATCTCTATCCACACAAGGCACCTTAGTATACTTGACCTTGAGGGAGCCATCAGACGAGACTCTGTATCTATATACATCGGCAGAGGCATAGTCGTCCAGGTAGCCAATGCAAGCATCCTTTCCAGTAAGAATACTCAGCTCCCTACGCTCGTAGACTACACGGTCAACAATATAATCTTTATACTCATTACTCCATTTCAATAGAGCCTTACTAAACCTGTAATGCACCCGCCAGTTGTCATCTATATACAGCAGGTAGCTTGGATACGCAGGGATTGGACCATACTTATCCTCTTTGTGAAGGGGTAGCTCAACAGTATCGGTAAGTTTGTACTCAGTTTTATCCCACACGTATCTGCTTGCACGAATGACACCACTGTATATGCTTAACCCAACGCTCATCTGTGCGAAGCAAACAACACTCCAGTCTTTGGAGCATTTAATAACATACGACGACGTTGTTCTGTAGAAGTCATGCTCACCGAAGTGGAGACTGAACTGCAGCTTAATCTCTTTTCCTCTTCTAATACATACACTCTCCTCGCAATATTCACTGCAACCCATAAAATAAAATGGGTCGTGAGACCCTGCATGCTGCAAAATGATATCTACGACCTTATCTTCCAGAGCGATACTGGTGTTCAGCTTCGCCATAGGTGGTCTTTGAACATCCCTGACAGAGGTCATCTTGAGCTCTCCCTTCTCGATACGCATGAGCAGACTGTGGTCTTTACAAAAGACAATGAAATCTCCTATCGGAGGAGGCAGCTCCTCCTTCCTCTCCACCACCTCAGGCGGAACATATATTTCCAGCGTGTTGTCGCCAAACACACTCCTGCATACAATCTCGCTCCCATCGAGATATCGCACTCGGCGGACATCCTGCTTTAGACCAGCAAATTTCATTTGCTGAAGCAGAATGTCAAACTGCCTCACACCCTCTCTTATCATCTCTTCCGCAGCTTGCCTATCACCTTTCAGCACGATTCTCGGCAGCTGTCTCACGGCTTCCTCCGCATCACTGTTACCACAGCATCGACCGTATCAATACAGAAGTAGCAACCACCTATATTCTCTATCGCAAATGTCCAGTATCGTCCCCGACCACTCCTGCCTACAGCCACTCTGGCAGAGTGTTGCATAGGCTTATGTGTAAACACATATTCTCGCACGTTCCCCTCATCGTTCCGCAGCACCAGACGCAAGTCGCCGTCGGCTTCGCAGCCAAGATAGCAGCTCCGCAACCTCTTCTGCCTTTCAGACTCCATATCTGTCATGAATTCAAGCAGAGCTTGTATAGGCTGTCCGTCATCATCATCGCCTTCGAGGACATATATACCGTCCTTGCTAAAGGCGAGAGGAACTCCGTTCATCTCCACGAGACCGTCAAAGTTAAAGTTGCCATACTGGCTGACGGCTAGTCGCCGCAGGTTCATCGACAGGCATAGCCTGTCCCAGCATTCCTCCGAAGAATTATCAAAATTTGACATTTTATCTTGTATACCTCAATACACATACTCCAATGTTCGTTCTAGCGAATGCTTGCAGGCACAGCCTGAGGCTGGCCTCAGCCTCGCCTGTCGGCACTGAAGCTCCGCTTCCCTCCACAGCGAGCTGCAAGGTGCACTCGCCACGAGCGAGCTTGCCAATCACACCCACGGCTGAAAGCCCAAGGATTACATCAACCTGGCCTTCGGCGACAGCCTCGCTGTGACCAACAGCACTGATGCGAGAAACAATGCTCGCATCGCCTTGACCTCTAATCTCTGCATGGGCCTCGCCGCTTACGCTTAACAGCAGTTCTGCGATAGCACTGCCAAGCGTGCTGACGCAGCCTGTGGCATCGACATCCACTTCCGTGGTTGCTTCTGCGAAGCCAGCACCCAGGGCTTCCACACCGAGCATTGCAGATGCAATGCCTTGTGCCACAATGACCTGCGAAGCAGTTGCTTTGCAGGAGACCTCAATACCCTCCGACAGGAGAGCTCCGCCGAGCCCAGCCACATCAGCAGCAATGTCTAGGACGGCTTCTCCTGTAATCGGGGCCTTTGTAATGTCAATAGTCGGAGAGCTACCAACATGTCCAATGTAGCTGTCAGTAGGCAGAAACTTCTTGAAAACACTAATTTCCCAGTGGTCCTGGACGAGTCCTTGGTCCGCCTCAGCACCAAATTTCGGGCTTACGACGTATTCGTCTTCGACACCAGCCGCTTCAGTAATTGCTGTGGTCAGGTTGGCAGCAGCATAGACATCCTCTACTGAGCCGAGCTCAGTAACCTCCGTATATACAGGACTAGGAACGTCGTAACGCTCAGATACAAGAGCCTCTTCCGCAATCGTCAGATAGTTGGGGCTCGCTACGTGTGGCTTGTCCTCGGCACTTGCTCGCTCCTCTATTTCAAGCGTATAGCCTCTCTTAGCGTCATATGCGTCGGAGACTTCAGCTCCTTCATCGAAAGATACTGTGTAAATCCCACCCTCCCAGGGCCTAAAGCCCGCAGGAGGTGTGAAGGACAGATGGTTCTTCCAGAATCTAGCTTTCGCTTTAGTCCCATACAGGTAGAAGCTAACTGCTGGATAGAAGCACCCAGAAAGACCCGTGTAGGCTGGATTGGTCCCAGCAACTGGGTCCCCATTCTCGAACCACGTTCCGTTCTTGCCCCACCATACCTTGCCGCTGTCGAGGTCAAGGGCGACCATAATGACATCGCCCTCGGTGATAGGTACACCGTAAGCTTCGAGACCGGCAGCATGCTTCTTGTAAGCACCATTACCGTGATTCGTGAAGCAGTAACTCTCTTCCGTTGCACCAACTCCATCGATAAGAGGGTGACTGGCAAGTGCTATTCCGTAATATCCAATGCAGTATGCGAAATCGCAACCGCCAAGATGCTGGAGTTCCCAATACCACTTCCCAGACGAAGCCCCACCAGTGGCACGAACAGTCCCTGACGAATGACCTTCCCAGATATGTTTGGCCACTAAGTTGCCATCGGAAAGCTCTATACTATGGTGCTTGTCATCTGGATTCCAAGTAAAAGCCAAGCCTTTCCTCCACTATGTGGTGCTTGTCACCGTAATGGCAAGCTTCACTTTCAAGGTGTCTCCGTTTTCAACAGGCTTGCCCTCACCGTAGTTAGCCGCTGAAAACATATAGTATCCGCTACTGTTATCACCCTTTGTGCTGTTGCTCACAAGGGCTGCACCATATATTGTCTTTGTTGCATTGATGCTGAACACTGCAGGATTATCATAGTTATTTATCGTCCCGTTACTGGCAGCACCCTCATTGAACACTGGTCTTGTAGCCTCACTATACGCCTCGCACTCTGTAAATCCAGGGCTTTGATATGTATCGTCTGCTGTAGGCACATAGTCATCCTCAAATACAAGGATATACCAGGTTGACACCTGTGTCGTCCCATGAAACATGATGTCGAGCCAAGCATTCAGCCCCTGCTTAACAATCTTATTGCAATATGCCCACTGGTCAAGCAGAACACTGTTTCTCCACAACTCCCACTCCCAGAAGGCACACACAGTTGCAGCAATCTTCATAACATACCTCCTACACCGAAATTGGGTCTCGCAGTTCTACATAGAACTGGCCAAGCACAACCTCACTTCCCTGAGCAACATCCCTTTCAGGACAGGGGACAACATACAGCAGCTCTTGCGAGATATCGCTCACAAGAGCAATATGGTTGAGCACACCCGTAGCACCTACGGGAATGGCATCAGCCACATTCACCGTTACACGCCTCCCTGAGACAAGCCCATCTTCAACTTCTCCAAAATTGGCAGAGCCAATGGCTATCGAGCCAAGGCAATACGTGGATGTTGCTTCCGCATAGGAAGCAGGTTGCTGACTACACAAGCATAGCTTGTCGGCTCCATTCTTGAGCCAGTTCAATGCTGTGTCAAGCATAGCATCATTACACCAGACACCCATTACGAAGCCCCTCTGATGTCAATATCAAAACCGTCTATCGTTATCGTCACGCCCTCCTTTATGGTCAAGCTAGACAGTTTCAGCTGCCCACTTCCAACACCGCAGGCTCCATCAAGCCTAACGGCAGCTTTGTTATCACCTGTGTGATACTTGTTGTCATACAGGCGAAACCATCCAGCCGTCCCGTCGGCCAAGCCAACCCCACTCCAGACATCACCACTCTTCTTCCCTATCACTCCGTTCATCGGAGCCTCGAACTCAAGGCCGTTGTCTGGCGAACCAGGTGTGAAAGCTCCGCTGTTTAGCGTGATTCTCACAAGTTTTGTGCCCGTCTCGGCACTGTCCGCATCAGCTGGCTGACTTCCACTGTATATCTCAAGAACAGCGTCCTTGAAAAGCTCTTCGAGAGAGCCTCCATTGTCGCTTTTCAAGACTGTGTTCTCATTGAAGGCTTCCTCCGCTGCCACAGTGCCTGTAGCAAACTCCAGCTTGCCCGCAGAAACAGCCAGTATTTCTACATCTGTCATGTCGTTGCCACCAGTCGTAGACCCAGTAGTCGTGATTTTGTCTCCGACTTTGAAGCCCGCATCCAGAAACCTATTCTCACTATCTGTGATGTAGTCATTCCCAGCTCCACCATCATGGTAGGCCAACGAAGTTCCCTTCAGAGTAGCGTTTCCGAGCAAACTATTTTTCAATCCTGTGCTTAGTTTCAGCATAACTTCCTCCTACCACACAATCGTTATATATCTTCCGTCCCTGATAAGAGCAGTCCCTCGAGTGCCTGCAGGGCACTTGACGTGCTCTTCCGTCAAATTCCTGAAGTAGCCGTTCAGGCCACCGAGGCAGATGCCTCGTGCACTCATCCACATGGCATGCATGCCAGGCGGCAGACTTCCGTCACCTATGCAGCTGCTCTCCACATGAAGGGCTGTGCCCTCCACAGCAGGATAGTCCGCCACTTTTCTGACAAACCAACTCTCAGGACTGTCGCCCACCAGGGCATATGTTGTATGCTCATCGCTGACAAACATCCCATCGGCGATGCCAATAACCATCCGTATCCTGCTGGAGAAAGGAACAAAGTTGCGACTGAGGTCGTAGGCATGATAAGCAAATGGCTCACTATACCAGAGTGTCGAGCCTTCGGCTATGAACATCCTCCCGTGCCATAGGCACAGAATGTGCCCTGTCGGAGGGTCGCTAAAGACCCTTGTCGTATCTGGCCCGACATACTCACCTACCTCCCAAGGGTGGCTTTCAGCGTTTTCAACATAGCCGTTCTCATAGCCATTGCTGTAATACACTCTGTTAAACACAGTTGCATAGCTCATAGTACTGTCGTGCAACCCCACCCTGAGGGTGGCGTAGCTGTAATCTGGCGATAGCAGCATCAGCCTCCCGTTGGAAACAAACAGACATCCTCCAAAATAAGGATATGGGCTATGTCCTGGAAGGTCTACGACCTTTCGGTAGCCCTTCCGTCTGCACACTCGTCTCTCGACATCTACGTTGTAAGCTGCTGCCAGATAGCAAACACCTTCTCGGCACAACGTGACAGGGTCATGACGATTGTCCAGCCCTCTTGGGCTTTGCAACACTCTCGCTAAAGCCATCAATACCTCCAGATAGACCTAGGTCTGTGGACTCGCCGTCTTTCGACCCAAGCCTGCAGCTCATGTATTCCCTGCTCGTAGAGCATCATTGCCGAAGCTGTATTGACCTTCTTCCCCTCTTCAATACCATCCTCAATGAGGCCAAAGCCTATCGCTGCTGCACCCTGCACAATCACCTTGCGGTGCAACATTTCAGGTATCCCCTCGGGGACATCGTCAGGTTCCACTAACGTGGCTGGCTTCCGTCTATACAGCACAGTCAATGTCTGTACTTCCGCAGGAACGGGCTGATAATACAGCGTTGCTCCATCGACGGCTACCGCCTCGACATCGCCTTCGGCGTCCATCCCTGGATATCGCTCCAGCAGTTCTTCGAGCGTCACTACCGTGAGCTCCACATCGCCATCGCCTACATACAGTAGGCGGCTGCACTGTGAGGGCAGGCTTGCATAGGCCTGCCCAACCACAGTGTCAACAGTGTTGAGGACACCAAACCCAGGGACTTCGGCCCGCTCAACCGCAGTCGCAATTGCCTCGTTTATCCAGTCAGGAATACGAGACACGATGTCATCGCTATCGTCGTCTAGCACGACAATCACTTCGTCAATAAGCTGTTGCAGGTTCATTACACATCACCAGAAAAGTCAAATTTTGACATTTACACTCCAATCCTGCTTACCAGCATATACAACCGAGCCCTCCCAGCGGTCAGTCCATTGGACAGCGTTGCGACAATCGCAGGCATAACCGTATCTGCACCTTTGACAATCAGTGCTCCAACATCATTCTCACGAAGGGCCTTTGCCCAGACTGTTCCAGACACAGTATTCGGCGTCCCTTCTGTCAAAGACGTGCCAGGCATGTAGTATCCAGCCGAGCCTTCTGTCACATCTGTGTTGTCAATATAATAGTCCTCGTCGAGATTGCTGTATGTCAGGTCAACCGAAGGGTCGTCCAAGGTGCACTTGCCAATGTCAATCGCTGGTGTTCCACCAGAAAACGCTATCTCGACCTCCAGCACAAATTGGTGCAGGAAATAGTTTCCTAACACCGCTGGAAAGGCGAACAGCAACACCTTCTCATTTGTATTCTCATAGCCGAAAGGACTGCTCTGCACCCAGAAGGGATTGACCCTCTTGTAGTGCCTTTCATCAGTCCTTCTCAAATCAGTATCTAATGCAGCCATCTTCTACCTCCTTCTAGTAAATCACCACGTAATCTGCAAACACATAGACGACACCCGCATCACCCGTGCTCTTATTAGTCGTGAGGGTAATCGCACCAGAGCCGTCCGCAAAATACTTGCCAGCAGCACAAGCAGCACTGCCGCCAAGTGAAGTCTTCATCCCAGCAGCATCGGGGTCGCTCTCGGTATTTGTCAAGAAAGCGTCAGGGTCAG